GAATTTTCGTCCGTGGATAATGTACCAATCCAAGGAGTCACGGTCGAGTATGGAAACTTTGACCTGCTTGCTAAAGCCATGGCTGTCTCTACGAACCTCAACTACGTCATGATGGACAGCCACTACTACTTAGCCCCTGAAACCCCTGAAGAGCGTGATGAAATGTTCTACAACCCAGGACCGGAAACCCGCATCACTTTTCACGTCCAGGGACAGCAATTCCACACAGTCCCAGGCCACTATTACACACCATGGAGGGAAGGAGAATGGACCTGTTCCGGAGAACAGATCATCAGCATGGCCTGCACGAAGAACGGAGGCAATTATGAGCACAAGAATGTCCAATTCGTGAGCCTTGACGGCCTGAACATCCACAGACTCTCGTGGTTGAGCTATTTCTACGGTCACATTGACGCCAAGTCCTACCTTTTCCAGGTTGCCCCCACTATTCAGACTGCAACCCCACCTGTGAGCTGCCAGGCCAAGTGGATGCTTGAATCCTTCCAAGTCGACGTGACAAACCCCAAATTTTCTCATGCGCTCAAGGAATGGAAGAAGAGAGCCGGAGAGCCACATCAGTGGCAAATCCTTAAAGACTCCTACCGGAGGCTCTTCTTGCATAACGGCCCAGCCAGTGGTTACATCTAGAGACATGCCAACTACCCCCACCCCTTCACCGGAGATGATCACTTTGTGAAAGCAGCCAAATGTGGCATGCTTGAACAGATCGGAGACCCCACCAAGAACAACATCCATCGCCCTGGATTCTTCTGGGGAGGCACCAGGACTGAGTTCACTGACAATAGATCCGAGTCGTGTCGCATCACCTGGGGAACGTAAGTCTAGACAAGATACGTTTCAAATGACCCTCTCATATACTGCGGCCCCACTGAGGATTCAGAGATGCTCGGACAGAAAAAGACGATCCAGTGTGCCACCCAAGCCAATGTCCAACAGCCTAGCTCCCCTCAGCCTTCTGACCCCGTCCCTGAGACGGCCATCGATGTGGCAGACACAGAATGGTGGTAGAAGAAGAACTCGAACTATGAAGACTTTGCTCCTGCCCACCAAGCCCCCGATGTAGCTCCTGAAGAACTATTGTCAGCCCTCTATTGCGGAAAAGCCAAGGCCAATGTCCCCAAGGCAGCCAAGAAGAAATCCGGCCGAGGAAAGAAAGAC